GCAGCTTGTGCTTCTGGGACAAGAGTTCGGTGTTGGTGGGGTCAAGTTTCAGCAGTTTCTGCACATCTTTCAGCTGTGTCTGTGTCCCCTTGATGTCCCGATTGACACCTTCCAGGGCTTTGGATAGCTTGGTGGTATCGCCGCCGATTTCTACGGTGATGCCTTTGATGCGGTTTGCCATGGGGGTCACCTGCCTTTTTCAAAAAATAGGTTGAATTTATCCTAACAATATGGTATAATAAGAGCAAGGAGGTGTTCGTATGATGATAGATACAAACACAATTATTTCTATGACAGAAGCAAATCAGAATTTTTCCATGGTAACAAGAATCGTAGACCGGTATGGAACGGCCGTTATTTTCAAAAATAATAAGCCCCGTTATGAAGTCAGAATGATTGAAGACACAGAAGAAGCGGAAACGGCATCGGATGAAGAAGTGCTTTCTGTTTCAAAAAAACTGATGAAACGCAACGCTGCTGTTTATGAGGAACTTGCCAAATGAAACGACTCACAAAGGAACAGGTAATGCTGCTTCACAAAGAACTGGTGAAGGAATCAGGCGGCTCAGCGGAAATTCGTGATGAAGGACTTCTGGATTCGGCATTGAATGCACCTTTCCAAACGTTTGATGATGCAGAATTATATCCGACAATCATAGAAAAAGCAGCTCGTCTTGGATACAGTTTGATAAAAAATCATGCGTTTGTAGATGGAAATAAAAGAATCGGCACGCATACAATGCTTGTATTTCTTTCTCTGAATCATATTGAAGTGGAATATGATGACGATGAATTGATTCAAATGATTCTCGGAATTGCAGCCGGTGAAATGGATGACCGACAATTGCAGGAATGGCTGTGGAAACACATCATATAGGTTAAAACGCATCAAAATCCTCCTGCGTTGCCAGAGAATCATACTTGAAATCGTCATTTTCTCGTTCGGTGAACATATCATTCACCAGACCAATGGTCAAAAAATCCAAATCGCCCATTGACAAACCAAGCTGAACGCACCGCAACAAAAATAGTGGTGTGGTCATCAGTCGGTCAATCGGGCGATGTTTTTTTTAGACTGGACCTGCGTTTCTACGTTCAAACCCCAGAGATCGATCAGCTGCGGCAAAATCTCATAGATGCTGAATGTGTTGAACTGTTCCAGAAAGTCGTCCGGATTATCAGGAACATTCTCCGGAGCAGCGTGTTTTGCCATGATATAGGCGATGTTCTCAAATACCTCAAGGCTTTCAATGTCCAGTGCGGAAGATTTCTCTGTATTTTCTCCCACAGACTTTTGCAGTGCTGCAAAGTCCTGATAAATATCTCTGCGGAATTTCAGACGATACAGTCTGGGAACTGCTGCACTTGCCTTGAACGGCACATCAATGCCGTCAATGGTGATGTTCTTCTGAATTGCCATACTGCACCCTCCTTACGCTTTTACAGTGGTCTTGGAAGTCGTTCCGGCTGCCGGTGTGTATACGTTCTTGTACCAGCCATCATAAGTAGAAGCATCTGTGGACTCACAGGTCTTTGCCTTTACCAGACCGTTCGGCAGTGCCGAAGCCTTGATGGAGATGGTTTCAGTCTTTACTTCCTTGCTGTCTTCGGTAGTCTGTCCCTCTGTTGCCGGACGGGAAGCGGAACAGCAATAGAGAACATGGCGAATCTTCCGCTTATCTCCGGTGAATTCAAACAGCAATGCAAACTGCGATACCTCATCATCATTTCGTTCCACCAAAACACCGTTGCTGTCCAGGATTTCTCCCAGAATATCTGTAGAGAAATCTGTAGGAATCAGGGCAATTTCCAAATCACCTTCATAGCCAGAATTGTTGGAAATTACGTAGTATACGATGTCATCGGCATAAAAATTTTCGTTTTCGCCGTTTGCATCAATGGAAATGGAAACTGCACCCGGCAGACGCACCGGATCCACATAGACCGGCGTCAAATTGGCTCCGCTGGCATCGGTTACCCAGTCCTTGATTTTAGCGTAATGTACATTGGTCAAACCGAATTTGACCTTGTTCTTTTTGTTTGCCATAGGACTTAAACCTCCGTTTCGTAAAGCACTTCATAGAGCCTTTCCGACTCTATCCACACTTCTGATTTTGTGTAGTAGATCTCATGACGTTTCAGAACCTCTTCGATCTGATTTTCCAGTTCAGGATTCTTAACGTCTGTGTAAAGTTCAATATCCAGCATCTTAAAGCTGAAATACATAGAATTATCTGCAGAAAATGTATTTTCTCCAGGTGAAAGAAAAATAAGAAAAGGCGGTGCAGGACTCTCGCCCTCGGCAAAATGGTGGTAGGCGAAAGGCAGTCCTATCTCTTCTATTATTTCTGCGATTTGTTCGTAGGTCATGACAACGCCTCCTCTATAAGTTTCTCAAAAAGCTGTACACCGTTTTCTTCCGCAGGAGCAATGTGCGGTTTGCCGGGTACACGCCCACCGCCACGCTTGGCATGGCCTTTCTCCAATAAATGTGCCAGCTGATAGCGATTCTTGCTGTGGACAGTCATCTCCAAAGAGTGACTGTTTTCGCCAGTCTTTTTCGTTGCCCAGCTTTTTGCATATTTTCCGGTGTCCTTCGGAGCATTGGCGGAGATTTCGTTTTTCACTTGTGTGGCAGATTTCCGGACAGCCTTTTTCATGGCGGTATCTGCAAGGTCTGCATACTCCTGCAAGCCCTGCATAATTTCCTCTGCAAGATTGTCAATACTGGTCATTTTGCCCTGCCTTTCTGGCTTCTGCAGCAAGTTTCAGATAATCCTTGTGCAGATAATCCGGTGTAACACTGGTGATGTTGTATGTGACATCCCGAAACAAGATTCGGTTTCCTGTTGCAGACGGCATCCAGTGCGGGCTTTGCCGAATGAGAAATTCCAGTGTTTGTGTCTCTTTGGTCACACCAGCGTCTGTCTGCTCCGAAGAAGCTTTCAAAGTCACTTTTGCCCAGCAGGAAAAGACCTCATCCCACACAGCGGTGTGATTGCCGATTTCATCTGTAACAACACGACTCTCCAGAAAGATGATCCGCTGATTGAGTGTTCCAATTTCCATTACATCACACCCTCTCGCTGTGCAAACAGCATGGCACGAAGTGTTAATGTCAGCTTGGAAAAGTCTCCGGTATTGCGGTTTTCATAGAGATAAGAAACCGTGTAGAACATCGCTGTTCGTACCACATCTTCGTTTTCTGAAAAGCGTTCCTCATCCATTCTCCCCACATCTATTACCAGCTGTTTTGCAGTTGAAATAAGGGAGAGAAGCAATGTATCATCATCTTCAAAATCAACTCGCAGATATTGCTTGACTTCCTGTAAAGTTACCACCCACTCCAACCCCTTTCTCTGATTACGCTTTCTTGATGGTAAGTGTCTTGATTGCTTCCGGAAGAATCAACTTGCCGTCCAGTCGCTGACTTGCAAGGAAACCAACCTGACCAGTCATAGCAAAGAGTTCATTCAATCTCTTGAAAGAGCGTCCCTGTCTGTCAGCCACCCAGTAATAACTAAAGTCGCCAAACGCCATGCACTTGTTGCCAGCCTTGATTTCCGGCACATAACTCGATGTTTTGTAAGGGCGATTGAGGATTGTATCCGGAACACCAGCCTGCACAGACGGACTCCAGATGTAGTTTCCTGTGTTGTCCTTCAACTTTCGAAGTGCCTTCACCGTGGAATCGTTGAGTACCCACACCGCCTTCTTGCGGTACGGACTTCTGAGGGAGTAAAAAAGTTCCATCACATCATCAAACGTGATGCTTGCACCTGTGGTGGAAGTGCCGTCTTCTGCACCGCCTGTAGCATTAAAAATGCCGGTCGGTTTGCCCTTGCCGTCACCAACAAAGAATGCCTCTTCTTCCTTTGCACCGATTCTTCTTGCAAACTCCTTTGCGATGTAGGACGGCAAATCAAATACAGAATCATTGAGAAGTTCTTCAGAAATTTTAATTGCCGTTCCCAGCTTATATGCGGAAAGCGATGCCTGCCCAAATGTATCATCAGAAAGAGAATACTGCTGTTCCTCGTCCATCCAGACAGCCTCGCCCTTGGAAGTCACAATCGGAATCTTGCGGTCGCCGTTGGAAGTTTTGATGACCGTTGCCATCTGGCGGAAAATGCTCTCTTCCTCCAATGCTTCCACAAGTTTTCGTTCAAACTCATCTGGAACAAGATAACCGCCCTCTGCGTCTGTGCCAATGTGCAAATCATCGTGGACATCGATCCAGTTGCGGTTTCTGACGCTGTTCCAGAATGCCTTCTTGTAAGTGTCGCTTGCCGTTCCTGTCTTTTCCGTTACATTTGGAGTTGCAGGCTTACCGAGAACAGGAGTGGAAGTTGCTTTGTTCATTTCTGCCTCAATTTCAGCCTGCCTTTCCAGACGCTGAAGTTCCTTTCCAAGGTCTACAATCGTCTGTTCCATTGCATCGTAGGTCTTGGAATCTTCCTCACTGAGAACACCGTTTGCGTTTCGCTTGCTGTCAAGAAAATCACGGGCAGTGTCCCAGGCCTTCTTTCTTTTTTCTCTGAGTTCCTGAATTGTCATAGCCATAGTTAAAATCCTCCTTAGTATTTCAGTAATGCCAGCCTTTTTTCAAGCTGGTCAATGAGTGTGCCTGTAACGGATTCTGCTGATGCAGATACTTTGGATAAGAATGCAGATAGATTCTTCGATTTGGAATAGGTCATTGCGGTCAGTGTATCTTCTTTTTCTTCTTCATCCTGTTCTTCCTCTTCAGGAACAACAGGCATTTTCTTATCTGCAAACAGAATCCCGTCCACAAATCCCATCTCATGAGCCTTTTTTGCATTGAGCCATGTTTCATCGGACATCAGTTTCGCAATCTTGTTTCTGCTGAGATGAGATTTGGTTTCGTAGGCGTTGATGATACTTTCTTTTACCTCATCAAGCAAGATGATAGCTTTTTCCATATCTGCCTTGTTGCCCATAGCACAAGTGCTGGGGTCATGAATCATCATTAGGGCAGTCGGTGCAATCAAAGTTTCATCGCCTGCCATTGCCACAACCGATGCGGCAGAGGCAGCAATACCATCAATTTTTACGGTGACCTTGCCTTTATGATTTTTCAGCATAGAATAAATCTGACTTGCAGCGAACACATCGCCGCCCGGCGAGTTCAGCCAGACTGTCAAGTTTCCGCTGACTTTTGCAAGTTCATCACGGAACAGTGCAGGTGTGACCTCATCGCCCCACCAGGTATCTTCAGAGATAGGACCGTTAAACAAAAGCTCTGTTTCCGATGTATCT